GGTACGCGTGAGGCACGTTTGTTTTTCCCATTCAGAATTTACGTTGACCTAGCGATCCAGACCGGATAACTTGCTAGGCATGGCTTCTGGATTAAACATGATTAAAAAGTACGAAGATAGGATTCGCGGTGAAGGCGATAGCCTTGAGGTCCGCTGCAACTATTGTAGTACATGGAAGGCTTGCAATGAGTTTCACCGGACTAAAAATAAGTATAAATCAATTTGCAAAGAATGTCATCGGTCTAAATATGGTAGGGGAACTGGGTACAAGCCACCTAGTAAAATTCAAAGTAGTAAAGAGTCTCGACTGCGTAAGGAGAGATGGTTGGAAGAATTGCAAACCTGTACTTCCTGCGAATCTATAAAGCCGCGAAGAGAGTTTTACAACGAACGACAGAAGGCGTATTTGCCTTATTGTTGCAGCACTCGAAGAACATTGGATCAGATTGAGAGTGACATCAGTGAGCAAAAGAAGACATGCTTTAGTTGCGGCTTGCGTCTTGATTTTGATGAATTTGGCTTCAGTCCTAAAAGCAGAGATGAGAGGAGGCCATATTGCAAGTGCTGTGAATCGGCGAGGGCAAAAGTTTACTCTGATAGACCTGAGAGGGTGCGAGCGATTCAGCAAACTGACGATGGCAGCATTGACGTAAAGTCCTTGAGTGCAATGATCCGTAAAGCATCAAATTGCCAGCATTGTGGGATTGAGTTGGTTCAGGACCACCCTGTCGGCCCTCGAAATAAGACCATTGACCATGACGTTCCATTGTCTCGCGGCGGTCTCCACACTTTATCGAATATAACGATTATGTGCTTGGGCTGCAATTCGTCCAAGGGCCAGAGGACTTTATCAGAGTTCTCCAAGGTAAAAAAAAAGAGAGCTGCAACATGAATGACGAAGGTTCATATATTACTTATGATGAGGCTCGTACCCGTAAGGTTGCTGCTGAAGCCGAGATAGCGGAGCTTGAGTTGGCGAAGATACGCAATGATTTGGCAATTGTCGAGGATGTGGTAAAGGCTTGGAGGGATGTTCTAGCTGCAATGAAAGCAAAACTTCTGGCCATCCCCACAAAGGTTGGCCCATCACTCGCCTCTGAGGATGACGCATCCTTGATACAGTTACGTCTGGAAGATGAAATAAAGGAATGCCTTGATGAACTCGCAACTTATGACCCACTTTCAGACCCCACAGGCGCTTCAATCTCTGTCTCACAACCTGAAGGGAGCGATGGAGATATTGAAGCCACCCCCAAAGCTAACAGTAAGCGAGTGGGCCGACCTAAAAAGGCGTCTAAGCTCTCAAAGTAGCTCTGAATCGGGTAGATGGCGAACATCTAGAGCGGAGTACCAGCGCGGGATAATGGACGCTTGTTGTGACCCATCAATTAAGCAAGTCGTTGTCATGGCTGGCGCTCAGTTAGGTAAGTCGGAGGCAATACTTAACATTGTTGGCTATCATATTGAATATGATCCAGCTCCCATTCTTTTAATGCAGCCAACAGTTGAAATGGCGCAATCCTTCTCAAAGGACCGAATATCATCTGGACTTTTGGCGACCACTCCAAGCCTCAAGGGCAAAGTGAAAGACCCAAGGGCCAGAGACAGTGGTAATACAACTTTGCACAAGACGTTCCCTGCTGGCGCTTTGTCTATGGTCGGCGCAAACAGTCCTGCTGGATTGGCGTCTCGACCGATCAGGATTGTACTTTGCGATGAGGTTGACAGGTATCCGTTATCTGCTGGCGAGGAGGGAGACCCAATCGCCCTCGCATCAAAGCGAGCCATGACCTTCTGGAATCGTAAGATTGTTCTAGTAAGTACGCCAACAGATAAGGGTGCATCTAGGATTGAGGCAGCTTACGAGGAAAGTGATAAGCGAAGATTTTATGTTCCATGTCCTCACTGTGGAGACTGTCAGATATTAAAATGGTCTAATGTTAAGTGGGAAGACAAGCGACCAGAAACAGCGGCTTATTATTGTGAGGAATGCGGGGCAGCCTGGTCTGATGCACAGAGAAACAAGTCAGTTTCTCAAGGGGAATGGAAGGCATCCGGAGAATTTAAGGGTGTAGCTGGTTTTCACATCTCAGCTCTATATTCTCCTTGGGTCACTATTTTCGACGCTGTAGATGAGTTCTTAAAGGCCAAGCGAGACCCAATGCGACTGAAAACTTGGGTCAACACCTTTCTCGGTGAGACCTGGGAGGAGCAGGGTGACAGGATTGACGAATTTGACCTGATGGATCGCTGTGAGGACTGGGGCGATGAATTGCCGGAAGATGTCTTGCTGATGACTGCTGGCATTGACGTTCAGGATGATCGCTTGGAGATCGAGGTCGTTGGCTGGGGCCGAGGCGAAGAAAGCTGGTCAATTTCGTATGATACGCTTTATGGCGACCCCTCGACCTCGGAATTGTGGATCAGGCTAGACAGCTTGCTGCAAAAGACGTTCACGCATCCTCTGCATGGTGAGATGGTTATACGCTCTTCCTGCATTGACTCCGGCGGTCATTACACGCAGCAGGTTTACAATTATGCGCGCCAAAGGTCAGGCCGCAGGGTATTTGCGATCAAGGGTGTCGGCGGTGAGGGAAAGCCTATCATTGGCCGACCAACCAAGAACAACATCGGAAAGATAAACCTTTTCCCTGTTGGTACTGACACTGCCAAGGAATTAGTGTATGCTCGCCTGAAGATGACGGATGAGGGTGACGGCTACTGCCACTTTCCAGAGGGTCGTAATGCGGAATATTTCCGTATGCTGACCGCTGAAAAGAAGGTCACGAAGTATTTTAAGGGTCGCCCAAAACGCGAATGGGTTAAGATTAGGCAAAGGAACGAAGCATTGGATTGCAGAGTTTACGCTACCGCCGCACTGGCCGTATTGAACCTGAATATTGAGGCAGTTTACAAGCAGGCACAAAATAGGGTATTATCCGAACAAACTCAACGTCCGTCTAGGGGTCCAGCAATGCCTAGACGCAGTTCCTTTGTGCATGGGTACAAATAATGGCTAATCTTTTTGACTCCGCTAATGCACCAGAGGGCGAACCTCTCGAAGTTGTTGTCGGTGACTTCCTGCAATGGAAGCGCAGCGATTTGGTCGCTGACTATCCTGCTGCGACACATACTGCTGAATATGTGGCCAGGGTTACTGGTGGCGGAAGCAGCGAGATCAAGTTGCTTGGGGTCGGCAGCGCAGATTACTATCTGTTCACGGTTGATAGTGATACATCGTCTGACTTTGACCCTGGCTTTTATCACTGGCAGCTTGAGATTACTGAGACATCCAGCGGCAATCGCGTTGTTGTGCAGCGAGGTGAGTTCAACGCTATTGTTGACCTTGACGTAAACGGCACTGATCCTCGGACGCACTCGGAGATCATGCTGGACAAGATTGAAACTATACTTGAAGGCAAAGCTGACAGCGATGTTTCTAATTATAGCATTGCTGGTCGTTCTCTAACAAAGATGACTTTTGATGAGCTTATGGTCGCCCGCGACAGGTATCGTCAGGAGGTCTTGGCTTATCGTCGCAAGCTGAGAATAGAGGCCGGGAAAGCCAGCGGAACAACTGTAAAGGTTAGATTTAGCTAATGGGCATTTTGGACATCTTCAGTCGGTCTAAAAAGCCGAAAAGTCGCAGAAACTATGCAGCCGCCAGCAAAGGGCGGCTTTTCGCTGACTTCAATGCAAGTAATCGCAGTGCTGACAGTGAGATATACCCGGTCCTGCGTGATTTGCGCAATAGGTCGCGCGACTTGGAGCGTAATAACGAATACATGCGCAGATATTTGCAGTTGTTGCGCACGAATGTGGTCGGTGAGGGCGGCATTCGGCTTCAGATGAAGGCCCGCAATCCAGATGGCGGCATGGACATCGGCGGCAACAATATTGTTGAGTCAGCATGGACTGAGTTCTGTCGTTACGGTGGCCCTACTGTTGACGGCCAGATGTCTATGATTGACTTGCTGAACCATGTCATCACTGGCGTTGCGCGTGATGGCGAAGTGTTCTTGATGAAGGTTCGCGCGAACTATTTGCGTCAGGGGTATGCTTTGCAGCTCATCGAGCCTGACATGATTGACGAAGACCACAATGAGCGTGTTAAGGGTGGCAATCCTATCCGCATGGGTATCGAGATTGACGAGTCCACCCGACGCCCAGTTGCCTACCATGTTTTGACAGCTCACCCTGGTGATTACGATTACACTACACTGGCAAATGGCAAGAAGCGCACTCGCATCCCTGCTGACCGCATGATGCACATCTATCGTCCAGATCGTGCGGATCAGACGCGCGGAGTTCCTTGGTCAGTTTCCGCTATAGCCTCCCTGAAGATGTTACATGGCTATCGTGAGGCTGAATTGGTCGCTGCCCGCGTTGGCGCGGCCAAGATGGGTTTCTTTACGTCTCCAGCGGGCGATGGCTTTACTGCTGACGATTACGAAGACAACGTAACTCCGATCTATGACGCAGAGGCTGGAACCTTCCACCAGCTTCCTGCTGGCGTTGATTTTACAGCGTTTGATCCGAGCCATCCAAATTCAGCATTTGCTGACTTTGAGAAGGCTGTCTTGCGTGGGATCGCAGGCGGCTTGGGCGTAAGCTATACCTCACTGGCCAATGACTTGGAGGGTACGTCGTATTCCTCTATCCGCCAGGGTGCGCTTGAGGAGCGTGATTTTTATCGCACTTTGCATCGGTTTATGATTGACCACTTCATTGACCCATTGTTCCGTGAGTGGCTTGAGCATGTAATGGGCTTCGGCGTTATTCCAATCTCCGGCACAAACAAGATCGCCAAGTTTAGCGCGGGCATCTCTTGGCGGGCGCGAGGCTTCCAGTGGGTTGATCCGCTGAAGGAAATCAATGCTGCTGTTGTCGGTTTGCAGAATGGCATCTTGAGCCATACTGACATTGCGGCCAACTATGGCCGAGATGCAGAGGAAACATTCTCTCAGATCAGCCGTGACAAAGAAATGGCAGCAGCCTACAACTTATCAATGGCTTACGAGCCATTTGGCGATAAGCAGCCAGTCCCTGCGGAGGTTGATGTCAATGACGAACAAGCCTAACAGCGGGATGATCTCTGAGGCCAAGAAGGGCTTAGACTGGCGCAGTGAGTACGGTCGCGGTGGTACTGAAGTCGGCATAGCCCGTGCGCGTGACATCTCAAATGGTAAGAACTTGTCTGATGATACAGTCAAGCGAATGTATTCTTTTTTCAGCCGACATGAGGTTGATAAGAAGGCCGAGGGGTTCCGTCCTGGCGAGGATGGCTATCCATCAAACGGGCGTATCGCCTGGGCGCTCTGGGGCGGCGATGCTGGCTTCAGTTGGTCGCGCAAATTAGCTGCTAAAATGGAAGAGGAACGCTCTATGGAAAATGTCGGAAATTCTGATATACTGCCCGAGAACACCGAGGGTGAAGTTATGAGTGAAGTTCGTGATGCGGAAATTGAAGTTGTTGCTGATGAAGTAACAAATGAGGTCCGCGAAGAAGAGGTCGAGGTTGCTTCAGAGGAAGCAGTTGATGGAGCAGAGGAAACTCGGTTGGCTCCTGAGAAGCTGATCTCTCGCGCTGTATCCGCAGACAAGAAGGTCATCGACGTAGATGATCGTCGTGTCCAAATTGCTGTATCCTCTGAGGAGCCAGTTGAGCGTGGATACGGTAATGAAGTTTTAGATCACTCTGAGCGCAGCATTGACCTGTCGTTCCTAAATAGTGGTCGTGCGCCTTTGCTGTTGGATCATGATCCACGCCAGCAAATTGGCGTTGTGGAATCAGTCACATTGGATGGCTCGGCGCGTAGATTGCGTGCGACGGTTCGTTTTGGAAAGAATGGACTCGCCAAAGATGTGTTTGATGATGTTACTGACGGCATTCGCAGCAACATCTCAGTTGGCTATCAAGTCAACAAATTGGAACAAGATGGCAAGGGTAGCTACCGTGCTGTCGATTGGCTTCCAATGGAAGTTTCTGTTGTATCTATCCCCGCTGACAGGACAGTCGGCGTTGGCCGGAGCGCAGATGACGACCTTCAACACCGTACAACTAACTCAACCCCTCAAAAGGAGGCTACTATGTCTGATATTGACATTGAAGCGGTGAAGGCCGAAGCTGTTCGCGCCGCCGCAAAAGACCATGCCGAAATCTATGCTCTTGGTGGTAAGCACCAGCAGCGTGATATGGCTGAAAAAGCAGTCGCAGAAGGCCGTACATTGGCCGAGTTCCGTGGCGAGCTTTTGAACGTAATCGGCAACAAGCCGCTGGACAACACTGAAATCGGTCTTGCACCGAAAGAAGTTCGCCAGTTCTCTTTGCTGAAAGCGATCCGCGCTCACGCCAACCCAACTGATCGTGCTGCACAGCAAGCTGCCGCTTTCGAACTTGAGGCATCTGCCGCAGCTTCTGAAGCCTATGGCCGCGAAGCTCAAGGCATCATGATCCCGAATGAAGTTCTTCGTTCATGGGCTGTTCGTGACCTGAACACCACAGATGACGCTGCTGTAATCGCAGACGACTTCCGTGGAGGTTCTTTCATCGACGTTCTGCGCAACCAATCTTCGGTTATGCAGGCTGGCGCTACAATGTTGTCTGGTTTGTCCGGCAATGTGAAAATCCCAAAGAAAACTGCCGCATCGGCTGCTTCTTGGATTTCCACTGAAGGTGGCGCTGCTTCTGAGAGCGAGCCAACTTTGGGCCAAATTACAATGGCCCCAAAGACACTCGGCGCGTTCACAGATATAACACGTTTAATGATGATGCAGTCCAGCCTTGACATTGAAGCTCTTGTTCGCAACGACTTGTCCACAGCGATTGCTCTTGCAATTGATCTGGGCGCGTTGGCAGGTTCAGGTTCCTCTGGTCAGCCTACAGGCGTAAAGAACACATCGGGCATCAATGCTCCTACTAACTTTGCTGCTGCAAACCCAACCTTCGCAGAAGTTGTTGCGATGGAAACTGCTGTTGCAGAAGACAATGCTTTGTCTGGCAACTTGGCCTACATCGCCCCAGCAGGCATGTACGGCGCTCTGAAAACAACTGCAAAAGACGCTGGTTCAGGCCAGTTCGTAGTTGGCCCAGACGGCAACATGAATGGTTACAACACCATCGTGTCCAACCAAGTCACAGCAGGCGATCTGTACTTCGGCAACTTTGCTGACTTGCTGATCGGCATGTACGGCGGTTTGGACATTGTTGTTGATCCATACACCAGCAGCACAAGCGGCACTGTACGCATCGTTGCACTGCAAACCTGCGATGTGGCTGTACGTCACGCTGTATCGTTTGCCTTTAACAACGACGGCGCATAATATAACTGGTGGGGGCTTCGGTCCCCACCAACCCTACTAGGAGTTTTATATGCCATATCTTGTTTTGAAGTCCTGCGTCATTGACAACTCTCGTTGCAATGCAGGTGATATTTTGAATTTATCCGATGAGAATGCTCGCTCCCTTACCGCCATGGGTCGCGTTGAGTACGTTGATGCTCCGCAGCCTGCGAAGGAAGCTGAAGACCGTTCAGTTGCTCTGCCAAAGAGCAAAACCACAAAGACTGTTACTCGGAAGGCCAAGAAATGAAGATAACTCTTCTCAAGAAAGCAAGCTGGGGCGGCAAGAGCTACAAGAGTGGCAGCAGCCATGATGTTGATGATAAGGTTGCAGGTAAGCTGATCTCTCGCGGATACGCAGAAGTTTATACTCCATCAGAGGAAGTTGAAGATGGCCCTGCCACTGGCGAGTGATCTCGCAACAATACTATCGGTTGATGAGTTTGCTATCCGCGCGCTTTATAAGCGCATGGGAGCTATGGGTGACACTTACATTAATATAATATTCGACAATGAGACTATCCCCGTGGATAACGGCGGATTTGTTCAGGTCCACCAAGAGCAGCCACAAGCCACTTGTAGAACATCTGACATCCCATACATCTCTGAGACTGACAGGATGGTTATCAATTCGGTTGAGTATGTTGTGCGTGCCTGGATCCACGATGGTACTGGCGTAACTGTAGTGCAATTGGAAAAATCATAATGTCTCATGTTCGCCAGCAAATCAGGGAAAGAATATCGACCCTGCTCAATAGCAATGTTGCTTTAGTTTCGTCTAGGGTTTACGGCAGTCGCGTTTACCCACTGACAGAGGCTAAATTACCTGCTATAACTGTTTATGCGGGCGCAGAGCAGTCCGGCCTGATGACTTTGGGTCGGAAAACGCTTATGAGAACGCTGACGGTCAATGTTGACGTTTATGCGTTAGCAACGGCTAATTTGGACAACGATCTTGACGCAATTTGCGTTCAGGTCGAAGAGGCCATTGCTGGGGATTACTCCCTGAATGGTCTTGCGAAGAACACAGTGCTTTCGGGTACTGAAATAGATTTTTCTGGCGAGGCCGAACAGCCTGTTGGTGTCGCCAGATTAAACTTCAGTGTCGAGTATTCTACCGACATTGATGATGTGGAAACGGCCAGATAGGAGATATACCATGGCTACGCACGCTGGTAGCGAAGGCACCGTAAAGGTCGGTTCCGACGCAATTGCAGAAATCCGTTCCTTCTCAATTGAGGAGACTGCGGACACACTTGAAGACACATCCATGGGCGATGGCGCTCGCACATATAAACCATCGCTGACCAGCTTCTCTGGTTCTATCGATGTTTTCTGGGATGAAAATGACACAGCAGGTCAGGGCGCATTGACAATCGGGGCAGAGGTTACGCTCAACCTTTACCCAGAGGGTGACACCGCTGGCGACACTTATTTGTCCGGCGCGGCCATCGTGACAGGCCGCTCTGTAAGCTCTTCTTTTGATGGGCTTGTAGAAATGTCAATTTCAGTGCAGGGTAGTGGTGCATTAACACAAACAACGGTGTAAAACATGACCCTAGCAAAACGTATCGCGGCGAAGCGAGCGGAACAACAGCGTGGTTTCTCAGACGTTGAAGAGTGGGGCGAGGCGGACAATCCGCTTCGCCTTTACTTCACACAAATCTCTGCAAGAGATATTGAGAAGGTCCAGCGCAAATATCCCAACTTTCTGGCTGAACCCAGCATGAGCGCAATGGTCGAGATGATTATTGTCAAATGTGAGGATGAGGCTGGCGAGAAAGCATTCACATTGGAAGACAAGGCCATCCTTTTGGGCGAGCCTGTAAATGTGATTGCAAAAGTGTTTGGTTCTATCTTTGATACTGATAGCCCAGAGGATCACTTAAAAAACTAAAGGGCGACCCATTTAGATGCAATCTCTTGGGATTGGCTCTCAGACTTGGCAAGACGATCTCAGAGATTGAGGAAATTAGTCTTTCGGAGTATAATGAATGGGTCGCATATTTTGCACTGATTGAGGAGCGCGATAAAAATGAGTGAAAAGATCAACATTATTATCGCTGCCCAGACCAATAGCGCGATCAAGGGTTTGGATCAGGTATCCAAGTCCACCCAGCGCGTTGGTCAATCAGTGCAGAATGCTCAATCTAAAATGGGCAGTTTTAATAAGAGTGTTACTGTTGGAAATACCAATATGCGTAAATTTTCCATGGGAGGCTTGCAGCAGGCTGGTTATCAAATCGGTGACTACGCGGTTCAGGTTGCCAACGGCACATCTAAGATGCAGGCGTTTGGGCAGCAGGCTCCGCAGTTCTTGCAAATATTTGGCCCGATTGGTGCGGTTGTCGGCGCGGCGGTTGCTATCTTTGCGGCATTTAGGGTTGCTATTGACAGGTCTGCTGCTGCCGCTAAAGAGGCCGCTGGAGATATGGGTACATTCTCTGATTCAATGGCCAAAGCTGAAACAACCACAAGTGACGCCGCCGCCGCGATAAGTGCTGCCGCAAGCTCGAATATTGAAAGTGCGCGCAAGAAGTTTTCTGATTTTGATGGAGACTTGAAGGGATACCTTGAGACAATGGCTCGCGTCCGCAGAGACCAGGCGTTGACAGCCGTCTCTCTTGCCGCAAATAAGTTCTTTGAAGAGCAGGGTGCGTTGGGCAAACTTCGCAATGAATATGCTGATTTTGTTAAAGAGCGTTCTAGTTATGCAGCAGCGGTTAAGGACAGTCAGTCTGACAGGGCTGAGACTATCAAATGGTATGAGAATGAAATTGGCTCTCTTAAAGCACTAGAAGAAGCTCAATCTAGATTGAAAATCATCGGTGCAGCCGCCCAGACTAGAAAGGAAATAAAATTACTTTCCGCTGAATTACTTGCTATTAAAACCAATTCTATCGAACCTTTTATGTCCGCCCTCTCCTTGCCCGAGGGTACTATTCAGAACCTTCTGATATTTGAGAATGCTATTAAAGCAGCGTTTGATGGCGGAAATCTTGATGGCGCTGTAAAGGTTCTGGGCCAAATGAGGACCACAGTTGATGCGCTTCCTGATCCAATAAAGGAAAAACTACTCCCTGCCTTACTGGAGATGGAGGGGTTTGCTCGAAGGGCTGGTGCGGAGCTTTCTACTTCGCTTGATGATTCGTCTGATGCGATTGATGACGCGGCTAAGTCATCTGCTAATCTTGTAGTGAAGCTCTCTAGGGCAACCCAGGAAGCGATAAGGATGTCAGAGGCCCTTGCTAATGCTCCATTCGGCATACAAACGATGGAGGACCAGACTGAAGTCATCCGAGCCGAGTTGAGGGCTATCAATTCTGGCTACGGCGAAATTGCGGCATCTGCTGCTGCATTCAGGAAGCGGAGGGAGCAAGAACTTGGTCTAGCAGACGCAGGTCACGCTATGGAAGAGGCGTACATTAACGCGCAAATCGACAGAGATGTAAAAGCATTTGAAGCTAGAGCTAAGGCGAACTCGGAGCTTGCCAAGGCACGAGGTATATTTGATAGCGCCAGTGAGGGCGGAAAAAAACTAGCAAATACAATTGATTCTAAGATTTCACCAGCCATGACTAGGCTTGATAAAATAGCTGAATCAGTCGGGCAATCATTTGAGAATGCCATGATGAGTGCTGTTGATGGCACTTCTTCAGTCAAGAGCGCCTTCAGGTCAATGGCGAGTGAGATCATCAAAGATCTTTATCGAGTGTTTGTTGTAAAGCAGATCACGGGATTCATTTCAGGCTTCATTAGCGACCCTGCTATGTTTCGTGGTATGGGTGGCACGGGCAGCATCGGAAGTGTCCGCCCAATGGCGCGGCCTGCTAGCCTGGATGGCGGCGGCTACACAGGCAACGGCGCCCGCGCTGGTGGTCTTGATGGCAAGGGCGGCTTTATGGCCATGATGCATCCCCGTGAGACAGTAGTTGACCACACCAAGGGTCAGGGCGGCGGCCAGGTTATCGTAAACCAAACCATCAACGTCTCAACAGGCGTACAACAAACTGTACGGGCTGAAATCCGACAAATGATGCCACAGATTGCACAGAGTGCTAAGGCTGCTGTTGTGGACAGTAAACGTCGAGGCGGTAACTATGGAAGGGCAATGGCGTAATGGCTATCTCATACCCACTCTCACTGCCTACAAACGTAGGTATGGCTAGTATTGAACTAAGGGCTAAGAACACTGTAGCGGTGTCTATGTCCCCGTTCACATACAAGCAACAGACACATTCCTACGATGGTCAGATGTGGGAAGCTGATGTAACCTTGCCGCCCATGAACCGTGATGATGCTGAATCTTGGGTGTCGTTGCTTATGTCCCTCAAGGGCCGTGCTGGTACGTTCTTGCTCTACGACCCATCCGCTAGGTCCGTTAGAGGTACTGCTAACGCTATCAACGTCACTGGTTCTGCTGGCGACGATAGCCTTACTGTGAACAGTTCTAACGGCACACTTAAAGCTGGAGACTATATTCAGCTGGGGGCTGCTATTGATGCGACACTACACAAGGTATTAGTTGACTACAGTGGGTCTGGTGACTTAGAGGTGTGGCCTAAATTGCGTAAGGCTCGTACTGATGTAGACGCTGTGTTAGTTGACGCATCTGGCTTGTTCCGTCTTGCCTCTAACGAGACAGCTTGGTCTGTTGACAACGCAAGTTTCTTTGGCATCTCTTTCGGGGCTACGGAGGTTGTAGGATGAGCCGTACAATAGACAGTGGACTACTAACTGCCCTGACTGGTAACTTAGTCAACCCATACTATGCTGTAGAGTTGATGTTCGACACTAGGACTATTACGGGTGCAGATGGAAACCCTATAGATGTGGGGCCATTGCGATTGTGGACAGGTCTGGGTAACCGAACTATCGGTGGGGAGACTTACACAGGAACAGGCGCTTTGCTCAACATAGCAGCCGCTGAAGAAGTCGGAGACCTATCTGCTAAGGGTATGGTGCTAACCTTGACTGGTCTTGACAGTTCTATCATCTCAATAGCCCTACAGGAACCCTACCAGAGGCGTATAGCTAAAGTCTACTTAGGTGAACAAAGTGTCACCCCAGTAGTAGAAATCTTTAGTGGCTTCATGGACACCATGCAAATCTCAGACGAACCCGAAACTGCTACTGTCGTGCTTACTATCGAAAGTAAGCTGGTCGAACTGGAGCGTTCCCGAAATTGGAGATACACAGATGAGAGCCACAAAGCCCGATACAGTGGAGACAGCTTCCTTTCCTTTGTGCAAGACATACAGGATCAACAAGTAGCATGGGGAAGATCAGCAGGTTAAACGAATACCTTAGTGAAGTGTGTGATGTCCCCTTTGAGTGGGGTGTGCATGACTGCTTCACTTTCACCAATGGCGCTTGGAAAGCTATGTACGGACAAGGGTGGGCTGAAGATTGGTTAGGTAAATACATGATCGAAGGTAAGCCCATGAGAAGAGATGAGCTAAGAAAGACATTTAGGTTTGGCGGTATTGACGCAGCCCTTAGATCAAGGCTCACACCTTACGACAGACCAGTTCTAGGCTCCCTAGTTACCACTGAGAGAAGTCAGAGGTGGATGATTGGAGTTGCTATGGGCATATCTCTAGGTTCACGTTGTGTGTTCCTTAGTAAGGGTGGCCTAATCAAATTAAACGCAGAAGACGTACAAAGTTCTTGGGGGCCAAATGTCAAGATATAAATTAGGCAGCTACACAGTAACGCACTGGAACTCTTGGGACAGAGTAGCTCGTGAACCAGCTACTATTGGGTCTTGGCTCCTTAGTTATGCGGGTGCTACTGGTGCCACTATTGCAGCTACCGCGTATGGGTCTTATATTGTAGGCTATATTGCCACTACACTTGTTACCTCGGCCCTCCTGTCTGCGCTTGCGCCCAAGCCTGACTTCGGTTCTCTCGGAAGTGGTGGACTTCTGGTTAACGGTAAAGGTGCTACAGAACCTGCACAGGTTGTATATGGTCAAGTCCGTAAGGGTGGCACAGTAACTTTCGTTGATTCCACTGGGGACAGCAACAAGATACTACACCAGATCATCGTACTGGCTGCGCATGAAGTAGAAGAGATTGGTGACATCTACCTAAACGATGAAGTCGTTACTATGTCTAACGAGGATGTTACTTCTGCACCCTTCAACGGCTTTGTAAAGATATACAAACACCTTGGCAACCAAACAAGTATAAACGATGCCTTTGCTAACAGCACAAGCACACTTGCCAGCACTATCATCTCAGAGACATCTGCTGACAACGATTTTGTTGGCAAGGGTTTAGCTTACTTGTATTGTCGTTTTACATACGACCAAGATGCCTTTGTAAACGGTCTACCAGTTGTGACAGCTGTTATTAAGGGTAAGAAGGTTACTAAGACTGTATCTGGTGTCGATCAAACACCTGTGTACTCTAACAATGCCGCTTGGGTTATCAAGGACTACTTGACATCTAACTACGGTATGAACGACGATGACATCAACATCAACTACACTACCTTTGAGGCAGCTGCTGACGTTTGTGACCAGACTGACATCTTATCTGATGGTACTGAGCAATACACAATCAACGGTGTTGTAAACCTAAATCAACCTATACGAACTGTGCTTGAACAGATGATGACTTCATGTGGTGGTACTCTGTTCTGGGGTGCTGGTATGTGGAAGTTGCACGCTGGTGCGTTTATTCCACCAACCAAGACGTTCACGCTAGATGATCTTAGGTCTGGGGTATCCCTTGATACTAGGGTTTCCTCTAGGGATAACTTTAACAAGGTAACTGGTACGTTCATCGACAAAGATCAAGATTGGATTAGTGCTGACTACCCAGCTATTATCTCTTCTGAGTTCTTGAATGATGATGGCGGGGTAGAGACACCACTTGACCTAGCTCTCCCTTACACCACAAATAGCTTTGCTGCACAGAGATTAGCAAAACAAATGCTGTTCCGCAGTAGGGAGCAAATCTCTCTGTCTGCTGACTTCGGTTTGGAAGCGTTAGATGTTGAGGTTGGAGACTTTGTTAAGTTTCGTAACGAGCGTTACGGATGGGGTGCGGGTAGTGAAAAGACCTTTGAGGTTATAGGTTGGAGACTTAATCCTGACCCAGATAACTTAGACCTACGGGTTAACCTGCAACTGAGGGAAAGTAGTGTAGCTGCATTTGGGTTCTCAGTGGCGGATGAACGCGAGATCATATCTAACAACTCAACTTTGTTGAAGTACTACGAAGTGCCAACTATCGGCATCACAGTAAGCCAAGAGTACCGTGAGGTGAACGAGAACGTAGTTAACGTGTTGGTCGTGAATGTTACCAGTAACGCTATTGACCGGGTAGACTCAGTTATCCTTAAATACAAGAAGACTTCTGACGCTAACTTTAAGTCTGTTGGTCAAACCATTCTTGTTAATGAGGGCAACAATGCTGGTCGGTTTGAGATCGTAGGTATTGACGCCCCTCAGATTAACCAAGGTGCCATTAACTATACAGTGTCGGTTACCCCGGTTAACGCTCTTGGGTTTAAGGGCGAGACAATAACTACAACCTATAACCTTACTGCGGATACAACACCACCATCCGCCCCTGCATCCCTAACCCATTTACTATCGGGGGGTACAATCTTCTTTAGCTGGACAGCGGTTAGTGACTTGGACCTGTCGCACTATAAAGTGTACTACTCAGCTAATGGGTCTGCCAACTTTAGTGATCCAACAGTGTCAGAAAAGATAAGCAAGATCGCAAGACCTGCTACTTCTATTAGCTACCCTGCACTCTCTGGTAAGTTCTTTATCACCTCTGTTGACAAAACAGGTAACGAAAGTGTTGCGGCGGCATCTACAACAGTTCTCAATTCTGAGTTACCCTCGCTTGGTCAGGATCAAACTGACACTGAGAACCCAGACTTTAGTGGTGCTAGGACTAACCTTACTGTCTCTGGCGGTAACTTGTTTATGTCGAGCTACGCTACAGCGGGTGCAACTGGTGTCTACGACTTTTACCATGATGGGGACTCTTACTTTGATGTGGGAACTTCCCGTACAGTCCGTATTTCCAGTTCAGTAACAGCCTCTCGTAAACATGCTGATGCTGTAGGTGGTGAAGTAAACTGGGATGATATCCCTAACAACTGGGACACTTGGCCCGGTAACTTCGATGACTGGACAAATGAGACTACAAACTTCGGGGACTTCTCTGTATCAACACAGGCGAGGGCTTCCGATACTGTAGCTGGACTAGCTGCTGAAACATTTGTAGACGCATCTGGTGAGCTAGTTGGTCAGTATGTAGAGTTCAGAGCAACACTTTTAAATAGCACTGCAAAAGTAACCCCGAACATAACAGCACTTAGTGCTACAGTGGAGTATTAAACATATGTCACAACATGACTTTACAATCGCCAACCAAACAGCCTTTGGCGCACGAGACAACATCAACAAGGCGCTACAGGCTCTTGCCTCTAATAACAGCCTTGGAACAGAACCCACTACTCCCTATGAGAAGATGTGGTGGTATGATACATCTAACAACATCCTTAAATCCTATAAGGGGTCTGGAACTTGGATCAATGTGGGACGCTTTAACCAAACAACCGACGAGTTTGAGATACTGGACAACACTAAGGTGGTCACAACCTCTGGTTCTCAAGCTGGCCTTCTGGGGGATCAAACAACACTTACTTGGGAGACTGGTACAGGTGATACTGAAAGTCTTGTGTCTCCAGCTAAGGTTAAGGCTGCAATAGAAGAGAACAGTATAACTCAAACTTCTGGGTCGGCTCCCTACTATGGTTGTCGAGCTTTTGTATTTATCGCAGATGGTAGCAACGCTTCTACTACATGGACTGGTCAAAACATTGCCTCTGTTGCTCGTACCGCCACAGGGGCTTACACGGTTACATTCACTACAGCCATGCCTGATGCTGACTATGCTGTTGCTGTTGGGCCAAGCAATCAAAGCAATCCAAACGTCGGCTACGGTATGGCTATTGGTTTTACAGCAAAGAGCGCAAGTTCTTTTTCAGTAAGGACACGGCGTTCAACCGACCATGATATTTTTGACTGCGACCAAATGTCGTTCTCTGTTTTTACATAAGGAGAAACTATGCCCTACAAGCTAGTACAACTGACCCCGCAAACCCAGTTTGGCCAATTCAGCCTTCCTGATTTACTACTGGAAGCCTTTGTGTTAAATTGCAGGGGCATATGCTAACATAACCTTCGGAGGCCGATCATGGCAACTTTTAATAAGGTGAACGATTTCGTTGCAAACGCCGTTCACAACATGGACTTAGAAAGCGATCAAATCGTTGTAGCTCTGTCCAACACTGCACCAGCTTCAGAGTCCAGTAACCCTGCCACAGATGGCAATGGTGTCCTGGCCAATGTCACACAGATCGCTTACACGAACTTGTCTTCACGCAATGTGACTACATCTTCGTCCACGCAGACTGGCGGCACATACAAGCTGGTACTGGCTGACATTACGTTGACATCTTCCGGCGGCTCAACAGGCCCGTTCCGCTATGTGTACATATACAATGACACAGTGGCTACTCCTGCTGACGCCCTGATCGGCTATTATGACTATGGTTCATCCTTGACCCTTAACGATGGCGACAGCTTGACTGTGGATTTCTCCGCCGCGAATGGTGTTCTGCAAATCGCATAAGGTGACTCAATATGGTGACGCTCGCAAACCGAGTTAAAGTTGAGACCTCGACAACAGGCACCGGGACAATAACTCTCGGTGCCGCAGTCGATGGTTATCAGGCATTTTCAGCTGGCGGCGTTTCCGATGGCGACACTGTTCGCTATACGATCGAGGACGGCTCTGATTGGGAGATTGGCTCAGGCACTTATTCCACTGGCACTCTCACACGGGTGCTGGATGAAAGCTCGACAGGCTCTCTGCTCAACCTCTCTGGCGATGCTGTTGTCTATGTGACAGCCGCAGGTGAGGACATTCAACAGCCCCCTTCTGAGGGTCCGTTTGTTGATGGCGACAAGACCAAGCTCGACGGCATTGAAGCCACGGCTGACGTAACTGACGCTGGCAATGTGAACCCGTTGGTTGATGCCCACCTGAATATCTCCTCTGCTACCACTGGTGAATACCTTAGCTGGACAGGCTCGGACTACGATTGGGTTGCTGTCTCTGGCTACACCGATGCTGACGTTGACACCCACCTTAACACTGGCACTGCTTCCTCTGGTGAGGTGCTGTCGTGGAACGGTAGCGACTATGATTGGGTTGCCGCTGGTGGTGGCACTGCCCTTGAGTTGTATGCTGAAAACCCGTCTAGCCCTACTGCTCCCTCTGCTACTGGCACGAATGCTGTGGCGATTGGCTCCAACACAGAAGCTACTGGCGACAGGTCAATGGCTCTTATTGATGGTGCTAACGCTGGGGGACTTAGAGGTTTTGCGGTTGGGTTCAATGCAACCACAACTGGTAATAACAGTGTCGCAATCGGCCCAAGTTCGGTTTCGTCTGGAAATCAATCCATAGCGATTGGGGGGCTAACGGATGCGACTGGCGATCAGGCACTAGCAATAGGTTACACGGCACAAGCTGTGACTGGAGCTAATGCAACGGCAATCTCCCGCTCCTATGCCTCAGGCGCAGACTCATTAGCAGCAGCTATCGCCAGCAACTCCTCAAGCTATGGCGCTACTGGTGCTAACTCGGTGGCTATTGGGTATCAGGCAAAGGCTACGGCAACAGGCGCTCAGGCGCTTGGCTATAGTGCAGTAGCTTCTGGCCTTTATGGCACCGCAATAGGTGGATCATCTGGTGCAACAGCGTCAGGCACAAATAGTTTTGCGGTCGGCACCTTTGCCTCGGCTTCTACAACATACGCTTGGGCTGTTGGCCCGTTCAGCATTGCAAGCGCCAACAGCAGTGTTGCGCTAGGTAACGCTGCCAAATCTGATATTATTGGTAAGTTTGCGTTTGCAAATGGCACACCAAACCAACAGGGTGGCTATTTCGTCCTTCGCTCCGATACGACAGACGCCACGCCAGAAGCCCTGACCACTAACAATTCTGCGGCGGGATCAGACGACCAAATCGTCCTCCCCAACAACTCAGCCTACGCCTTCCACGGCACCATCGTAGCCCGTCAGCAAGCCTCGGCAGGCACAGCAAGTGCAGCATGGAAGGTTGAGGGTTTGATCCGCAGGGAAGGTTCTGCTGGTACAACAGTGCTAGTCAACTCAGCAACAACTGTCCTAGACAACACACCGTCTTGGGCCTTGGCACTATCCGCTGACACAACAAACGGTGGTCTTAAAGTAGAGGCCACAGGTGCAGCATCAACTAACATCAGGTGGGTTGCTACGATCAACACATCTGAAGTAACTTACGCCTAAACAGGAGAATCCAAGTGGCTATTCAAAATAACATCGCAGAAGGTGCCTCCCAATATGGCATCGCTTTTAACAACGCATACTACCGCATCGTGACAGCGGCAATCAGTCGTCAACGTGGAACTGATCCAAAGTTCACAGTGATGATTGACTTGTCAGCATATGCGACAGCTACACCCGGTGACGACACTCGTGAGGTGGACTT